TGTGGGGGCGCCGGCAGCGCCTGCCGGGCCCTGGTATCTCTCTTGCGACTACGGCACGGTCAATCCCTTTTCCCTGGGGCTGTGGTGCCGAGACGGAGATGCCTGGTGCCGGGTGGCGGAGTATTACCACTCCGGTCGAGCCACCGGGGTGCAGCTTACCGACGAGGAATACTATGCCCACCTGTGCGAATTGGCGGGAGATCGGCCCATTGCGGCACTGATCATTGACCCCTCCGCCGCCAGCTTTGCAGAGACGGTGCTGCGCCACGGCCGCTATTCGGTACTGAAGGCGGATAACGATGTGGTGGCGGGCATTCATCGGGTGAGCCGGGCACTGCAACAGGCGCAGATCAAGATTGCTCCCGGGTGCAAGGACGCATTGCGGGAGTTCTCCCTGTACCAGTGGGACAACAGTCTGCGCCGGGACGCACCGAAAAAAGAAAACGACCATGCAATGGACGACATTCGCTACTTTGTTTCTACCGTATTGAACGGTGAGGAGCCCGGCGGCGTATGCGCCCTTGCGGTAGAAAGGAAGTGATGTTTTGGGACGCTTTCGTTCCAAAGCGGGCGCCAAAAAAGGAGCAGGGGACTGCTGTGCGGTGCAGACTGGGCACCCGGCGGGTCAGCCCTTTTGCAGCTGGCAGTCCTACGGAGCGGTGACGGCGGACGCTGCGCTCTATCGTAATCTGCGAGAGAACATTCCCATTTTGGACGCGGCCATCGGCAAGCTGGTGCGTCTGACCGGCGGGTTCAGCCTGGACACCGGCAGTGATGGGCTGAATGCGCAGTTAAACCGGGATTTGTCCGGAATCAATGTGGGCGGCAACCAGCAGGGGATTGAGGCTTTTATCGCCACTTATCTGGATCAGCTGCTTACCTACGGCAGCGCCGTGGGCGAGATGATCACCGACGGGCGGGAACTGTATGCTCTGTATAACGGCGACACCCGCAATTTGGAAGTACGCCGCGCGGGGAACGGGCTGGATCTGTGCTTTTTCAGCGGCGGAGAGCCGCTGCCCCGGCCGGAGCTGCTGCTCTACTCCGTGCTAAACCCGGAGCCGGGGGCTGTGGCAGGCACCAGTCTGCTGCGGGGACTGCCCTTTGTGAGCCGGATCTTGTTGCAAATTTACAATACCATTGGCCAAAACTGGAGCCATGCCGGTAATCTGCGCTATGCGGTGGTGTACCGACCGGGCAACGACGCGGCGGACCGTGCCTATGCAGGGCAGCGGGCACAGACCATGGCTCGCTCCTGGCAGGAGGCTATGGACGCTTCGTCCGTGAAGGACTTTGTGGCGGTGGGCGATGTGGATGTAAAGGTGATCGGCGCCGACAATCAGGTGCTGGAGAGCGAGATCCCCGTGCGCCAAATGCTGGAGCAGATCGTGGCCAAAACCGGGCTGCCGCCCTTTATGTTTGGTCTGTCCTGGTCTACCACCGAGCGGATGAGCCGCCAACAGGCGGACCTGCTCACCACGGAGCTGAAGAATTATCGGCGTATTTTAACCCCGGTGATCGAGAAGATCGGGCGCACCTACTTGCAGTGCTGCGGCAGCGGCGCCCCCTTCCAGGTGGTGTGGCAGGATATTACCCTGCAAGACCAGACGGATACGGCCCAGGCCCATTTGTATGAGGCCCAGGCGGAGAAAATCAAAAAGGAGACGGAGAAATTATGACCGGCGGTTATGTAGAAAAGAGCTTTGCACCGGCGCCGGCGGATTTAGAGGCCATCGGCGCCTTTACCCGCCGCGCGTTTGCGCCGGAGGAGCTGTATGTGTTCTCCGTGGTGCTGTGCAACAACGATGTGGATCGGGATCATGAAAAGTTTACCCGTCGGGCGCTGGAGGAATTGGGCGCCCTGTTTGTGGGCAAGACCGGGATCTTTGACCACTCTATGAAAAGCGGCGACCAGGCAGCGCGCATTTATGCCACGGCGGTGGTGCCGGTGCCCGGGCGCAAGACTGCGGACGGCGAGGATCTGGTGACTTTACAGGCTAAGGCCTATATGGTGCGCACCCCCGGCAATGCGGAGCTGATCACCCAGATCGACGGCGGAATCAAAAAGGAAGTGAGCGTGTCCTGTGCCATGGGCAGCACTGTGTGCTCCCTGTGCGGTGCGGATCGGCGCAGCGGCGGATGTAGCCATGTGCCCGGCAGAAGCTATGACGGCAAGGTGGCCTTTACCGTGCTGTCCGACGCCACGGACGCTTACGAATGGAGCTTTGTGGCCGTGCCTGCCCAGCGAGAGGCCGGTGTGGTCAAGCACTATGACAGCAGCAAAGGAGACAAGACTGTGACAGAGAACGATGTACGCAAGACCCTGCAAAACAGCAAAGGCGCTGTGACCCTCACCTGCGACCAAGCGCGAGCGTTGGCGCGACAGCTGGACACCCTGGAGCAGGAGGCCCAGTTGGGCAAAAGCTACAAGCAGGAGCTGGCTTCCCAGGTGGTACGTCTGTGCGCCGGGGTGCTGCCGCAGATGGAGCTGGGCGTGTTTGAGGGCGTGGCCCGGGTGATGACTGCCAAGGAGTTGCAGGCCTTTAAGGCCGCCTTTGAGGCTGCCGATCGCCGTGCCAATATGCCGTCGCCCCAGCTGGCGTCCGGCGGCGAAAAAAAGAGCAACAACCAGGCTTTTGTAATTTAAGGAGGAAGAAACCATGGCAATTTATTTTGACGGATTTGACGACAAGATGCTTAGCTTTTACAGCGAGTCCGGCCGGGTGGGTATGCTGGCATACCCGGTGGCCAATAAATATGTAAAAGAGTGCGACAGCAAAAGCCCCAACTTTATGGGCTTTGTACGCAATGTGCAGGGCAACCTGGTGGGCGTGCAGCTGGGCGGCTATGTGGAGTGCAAGTTTACCGGCATCGCGCCCACGCCCGGCTACTGCGGCCTGATTGCCGACGGCAGCGGCGGCGTAAAAGTGGACGAGGAAAAGGCGGCAATCAAGCGCCTGGTCCTTTGGGCAGACGCCACCACCGGCATGGTCGGTTTTATTCTTTAATACAGGAGGTAATGTAAGATGGCTTATGATAATCTGAAACTGGAAAAGGGACTGTACACTACCGGCAAAAGCTTTACCCAGGCGCTGGAACAGATCGACCCTTCGGAAAATTACGCAGGCACCCCGCTGGAGGGGCTGGACGCTTATCAGCGCCAGCTTAAGCGCTTTGACATTAAAGTCAGTGGCATCGGCTCCGACACGGTGTCCAAATTCTTCCAGACCTCGGACTCTGCGGCGCTGTTTCCGGAGTATGTGAGCCGAGCGGTGCGCCAGGGTATGGAGCAGGCAGATGTGCTGCAAAAGATCGTGGCCACCACCACGGTGATTGACGGTATGGACTACCGCGCCATTGAGAGCGTGGAAAACGGCGAGCGGTTGACTGCCGCCGAGGTGGCGGAGGGTGCGTCCCTGCCTACCACCACGGTGCAGGTGAAGGATACGCTCACGGAGATGCACAAGCGAGGCCGTATGCTGGTGGCCTCTTATGAGGCGGTAAAGTTTCAAAAGCTGGATCTGTTTACCGTGACCCTGCGCCAAATCGGCAACTGCATTGCAGAAGGGCAGCTGCTGGATGCTTATGCGGCGCTGATCGGCGTGCATGATAGCGGCATTACTTTGGAGGGCGGTCTGACTTATGCCGGGCTGGTGGATCTGTGGAACGCTTTTGAGGGCTTCAATATGACCACCCTGCTGGTAAGTGCCCGGGATACCGCCTCCATTTTGAAAATGACCGAAATGCAGGATGCCATCGCCGGCAACGACTTCCACGCCACCGGTCGAGTGGTGACTCCGCTGGGCGCGGAGCTGATCAAGCACAAGATGTTCCCCGACAATACCATTTTGGCGCTGGATCGTACCTGCGCACTGGAAAAGGTGCAGGCCGGTGATGTGGTCACCGACTTTGACAAGCTGATCGATCGCCAGCTGGAGCGGGCGTCCATCACCGCCATTGCCGGGTTCTCGCCCATCTTCTCCGGCGCCGTTCAGATGCTGACCCATGCCTAAGCCAAACTGTATGGATATACAGGCGGTCACAGAGCGGTTGCAGCTGCTCTCCGGAGAGACGGCGGAGCAGCTGACCCAGTGGACGCCGGTGATCGCCTCGGCGGTGCGCATGGTGGAGCTGCGTATGTTTGATGCGACAGATCCGGCGGACGAGCGACTGATCCACCTGGCAGCGGTGAAAGCGCTTCGTATGCTGGAGCAGTCCCGGTGGTTCCAAAGCGGCGACGATGTGACCGCCTTTACCGCCGGCGATGTAACAGTGCAGCAAAGCGGCCAGCACAAGGCATCTGCCCTGATGCTGGAGGACGCGGAGCAGGCATGCAGAGGCCTGCTGCGGGACGACGCCTTTGCCTTTCTCAGCGTATGACACCGGCTGCACATATCATTAAAAATCAGTTGACCCGGGCAGGCAACAGCGCCTGCCTGGTCACCGGGGCGGGTCGATCCCTTCCGTTTTTCTGTACTCTGCAACAGACCTGGCGGAAGAACAAGTCCAATTTTACGGATCGGCAAACGCCCATCGGGCGGGTGGACAAGGATTTTTACCTGTACATCGGCCCCTTTGATCGGAATATCCTGGAACTGCCGGAGGACGCGGTGCTGGAGACCGGTGACCGATCTTATTATTTCATCAAGCGGGAGGCGGTCTGTATGGGCGGCCAGCTGCTGTATTATACCGGCGTGATGAAGCGCTTGCAGGAGGGGAGTTATGAAGTGGACAACGGATCCGGTGACGCAGGTACTGGCGAAGCTGCGGGATAGCGCTGCCCTGCAAGGGGTGGACTTTTGCCGGGCGTATCCGAACCAAATGAAGCCCAGCCGCCTGTTGCGCCCGGTGGTGGCGGTGCGCCTGGCGGAGATGGACGGCACCAGCGACGCAGTGGGTGAGGAGAGCCGGGCCGGTCAGATCGCTCTGTGCTTTGATCTGTATGCGCCACCGGCTGCCGGTACTGGGGCACTGCAACAGGTGCTCTCCGGCATTTGCCGCACGCTGCTGGATCGGCGGGGG